TCTTCTTCAACTAGTAGCTTATGGTGCTCAGGATGTTTATTTAACTGGTAATCCTCAAATTACCTTTTTCAAAGTTGTATATCGTCGTCATACTAACTTCGCTATTGAAGCTATTCAACAAACTCCAACCGGAAGTAATTCATTGGGATCTCGCGCAAGTTTTCAAATTACCCGCAATGGTGATTTAATCCATAGAATTTATTTTAATGGAAGAATAAAAAATACTAATACTGCTGCTACTGCCAATGCTGTAGCGCTTGTTCCCAATTTTGGTCAAAAACTTTTAAAGAATGTTGAGTTAGAAATTGGCGGTCAACGTATAGATAAACATTATTCCGAATGGCTATACATATGGAATGAATTATCTTTACCTGTTGGAAAGCGTGCTGGATACAATACTATGGTTGGCGCAAATAGTGAGAATTTATGTACCAAGTTATTAAAAGATGAAGAATATGAATTATACGTACCTCTTGAATTCTGGTTTTGCCGCAATGTCGGTTTAGCACTCCCATTAATTGCTCTTCAATATCATGAAGTTAAAATTAATATCGAATATGAAACTCAAGATAATTTAGTAGATATTAATGATTTTAATTTATGCTACGATGAAGACGCTAAAACAACCGGTGAAAAATGCACAAATGGTAATAAAGTATATGGATCAACTACTGCGGCAACAACTCCAGCATTCGCCGTTAATAGCAATATAGCATTATTAGATGCTACTTTATGGGTTGATTATATCTTCCTTGATACTGATGAGCGCAGACGTTTCGCACAATTATCCCACGAATATTTAATAGAACAATTACAATTCACAGGTTCTGATACTATTAATAAATCAAGCTCCCCTGATAATATGAAGAGCATCCGCATGAACTTCAATCATCCTTGTAAAGAGCTTGTATGGACGATAAAACGCAACAACACTAATACACACAAAGTTTTCTGGAATAACTTCTCTTCTGCCGAAGGAAGCGATGCTGTAGGAAATACCAATAATACTATGAATGATTATGCCATATCAACTAATACTACATTACAAGCCAAAATAATGCTTAATGGCAATGACAGATTTGCTACTCGCAAAGGCGATTATTTCTCATTAGTACAACCATATCAACATCACGAGAATACTCCTGACGAATATCACAAAGGTATCAATGTTTATTCATTCGCACTTAAACCCGAAGAACATCAACCAAGTGGAACTCTAAATATGTCTCGTATAGATACTGCTGTATTAAATGTATCTTCAAAAGTTGAAGGAACTATATATGTATTTGCTGTAAATTACAACGTATTACGCATATTATCTGGTATGGGCGGTCTCGCATATTCCAATTAAATTTTATTATGCCTTATTTTTTTCTAATATATAAAATGATAATATCTAAGAATAATATATAGTATGAATTCGTATAATAAAGAAGTGGAAAAAGAAAAAGTAGAATTACCCAAAAGCAAAAACGAAAAATGCGATTATTGTAATAAGGCTTTAATATTATTGGAAACATTAACAAATAAATGTAAATGTAAAAAGTTTTATTGTAAAAAGCATTTATTCTATAAAAATCATAATTGTAATTTTAATTATATTCGAGAGTTTAAAGAGCTTAGCACAAGTAATATAATAGTTTTAGAAAATAAGGTAATTAAAATTTGAGTACATAATTTTATTTTTAGACAAGTTTTATAACTTTTTATATTTTCAAAAATATTTTTCAATTATGTACTCAAAAATTGATTGATTCATTAATATTTTATTATATTAAATAATGAATTTACAAGGAGAAATATTTAAGAAAGCTTCCATAATTATCGTAGAAAAATATGAAAAATACGAAGATATACCAGATATTTATAAATTTCTATATAAAACATATATTCCAGATTCAATTGGTAATAAAAGAAAAAGGAGAGAATGTGACGAATAAATATTAATCTTTAATCATCAGATATTATTACATTTTTTTCATAAGGTTCTAAAATTTCATTAACAATTATATTGGGATTAAAATCGTCATAATTCATAAATATTTTTAGTAATTGTTCTGAAAACCCTGATATAATAGCGGCGCCTTCCGTATCATAATTTACGGGAAAGGCATTACTTGATTGTGAATTAAGATTCCAAAATATAAATTTAGGTGCCGTATATCCAGATAATTTAAATTTTTTAATAATATTCTCATAAATCGTTTCCATATTATCGCCACTTTCGGTGGCTTCATTAAATTGCATATCTGTGAATACAAATAGTTTCTTTAGCATTTCGCTATCAGGAATATTATTTTCAATACCATAACTAATAATACAATCGCAACATTTTACAAAATCAGTACTAAACCCATAATCAATATTTAACATACTATTAATACTTTCTAATAATGATGGTATTTCCGATGCCTGCGGCGACTTATCACATGATACATTCAAAGTTACCAATTTTGGATCATCGCTAAATGTAATAAATTTATTTTTAAATATTCCTTCACAGCATATTGAAGTAATAATACCAAGTGCTGTAGCTACCTGTGCGGGAATACTTCCGTTTTTAGCGCTAAACATGGAACCTGATAAATCTACTATTGCCAGTGAATTTGACAATACACCATTACTTTTAACATTTTCTATTATAGTTTTCCATTGTAATTCTATTGTCTCGCAATAATTATCATTACCATCTTGTTTGTATCTATTTTCAATATAATATTTTGTTAATTCATGCGGCAATATTCCCGTCACCTTAATTTCCTTTGTACCGCTTCTTACATCAGATAAATATTTAAGATACCTTTCTTTATCATGTTTCATAAATGCATTTATTAATTTTTTAGATGCTATACCAGGCACATGTTCGTAATTAATCTTATCCCATTCATTATTACACATTAAAGCCTCTACTATATTTATTTTTTTCCTCAATGGTACTATTAAGTTTTTGCGATATTTATCCATTTTGTTTTTATCAGCAAAACCATAAATTTCACTAGCTATCTTCTGTGCCATATGTTTTCTCTTATCATTTCTACATTTTTCTGTAGGCGCCCATTTAGCACATAATGATACATTTTCATTATTGTCAAGCAATATTTTGTCCTCCAATAATTTCTTGGCAAATAATTTTAGCTCATATTTATCATCGCAATAATAAGATATATATAATAAATCCTTCCAGCATCCATATTTATTAATATATGTCATAATATTGTCATAATATGTATTCGGTTTATTGTTTTTTAACCATATCATGGCATCATTTGATATTTTTTTTTCCTTTTTGCCATTTATTCTATCTCTGCCATTGAAAATAATAGCAACAGTTTTTTTAGGATCATCTTTCCAACATTTTTCTAAATAATTATTGTTTTCCTTTTTATCTAAATCTCTAACAAAAAGCATGAAATAGTCTATAATATTTTTGTTTGTTGTTTTTAATGAAATAGCCCCATTATCTGTCGTGGTATATTTGTTATAAGACATCTTATTATCGTTGATGTTTTATATAAAAATAATCTTATATCAGTTTTTGTTTTTTTCATTTTATCATTTTCCTGCGGCAGCAGCAGCTAATTTACTTGCGGATGGTGGAAAATGATGAGAAATAAGTTTTTGTAAAATAAAATAATTAATCTCTTCCTTGTCATTTACATTTAAAATTTTACGTAGTTTATCATCGGGTAGAATGAAGCGTTTATTTTCAGGTTTGTTTAGGTTATGTTCCTTAATATATGAATTGATATATCGGGTAATATCAGTGCGTGATTTTTCGGTCCCATGCGGTTCGCCAATAAAATCACATAGTTCGTCCGAAATTTTATTAGGTTTAGCGAAACCTGATGGCGAATTTTTAGCATTTTGGCGTTTCTTTTGTACCTTCTCAATAATTTTTTGCTGTTTTTCATATTCTTTAGACAAAATCTTAAGCATACCTTGAATTTCTTTAAAGCTTGCTGTCAAAGTATTCACTTTCTCTACAATATTTTGTAGCACGCTATCTTGTGGTGATGCTACATTAGATAGTTGAGCTTCGGTATCGCCAGTAAGATTAGTAGGTGCCGAAGGAGTAGCCACATCATCCACATTTACATTAGATAGTGCTTCTTGCTTAAGATTTGATCCCGTTTTTTTATTTGGTTTCTCATTCTTTACTTGAGTTACTTGAGTTACGGAAGTTACGGAAGTTACGGAAGAGGCGGAAGCGGGGGCTGGAGAGGCATCGTTTACAATTTTATTAGCGGCTGCTTTCTTATTAGATGGCATTTTGGTGATTTAGTTTATGGATATTTATATTATCTTTTGTTTATATCATTTTATATGCGAAAATTATATTTTATCGCATTATATTTTAAGATAATAATAAATATTATAATGAAAGTTAATAGAATAGGTACTTATAAAACAGGTTTTAAATATTTTAATAAAAATATAGAAATAACAAACGATGATGATATTAATTTTTATAAAAGCTTAAAAATACCCCCTGCATACGATAATGTAACTATATTGAATGGGAAAAAAATAATAGCATATGGTTATGATTCTAAAAATAGAAAGCAAGTAATTTATAATCCTAAATTTATAGAAAAACAAAACAATACTAAATTTATAAAAATAGAAAAATCTATTAAATATTTTAAAAAATTAAAAAACAAAATTGCAAGAGATATAACTGGTAAAGATATTAAAAATAAAATAATAAGTATAATCATAACACTTATTATCGAATGCGGTTTTAGAATCGGTAATAAAAAATATGAAAAAGAATATAATTCATATGGTTTAACTACTTTAAAAAAGAAACATATAACACTTGACGATAAAAAAATTAAAATTGATTTTATAGGGAAAAAAAATGTTAGAAATGTTGCTATATGCGGTAATAAGCATGTTTATAATTATATGTTAGATATTAATGATAAATTAGATATTGATGATTATATATTTAAATACGGAGATAAATGTATATCTTCGGGAGATGTTAATAAATATTTGGATAATTTTTATAATAAATATGAGTTGAAAATAACTACGAAAGATTTAAGAACCTTAAATGCTAATAATTTATTCATAAAATATTATAAAAAACACAAAGATGATAAGCAAGCTATTAAAAAAGCTATTGATGATACGGCAATAAAATTACATAATACAGCCAGTGTATGTAAAAAAAATTACATAGACCCTCGTATAATAAAATTATATGAAAAATAAATAAAAATTGATTTTTTTATATACTATAATATAAGATTAAGAAGATTTATTATAATAAAATGGATATTGAATGTATTCTTAAAAATTTAAAAGAAATGCTCGTAGAGCGGGGAGATGACATATCTATGTTTGAAGAGCACGAATTATCAATTGACAAAGAAGATTATGAAAATGATAAAAGTGTGATTGAATTACAGACGTCTAATACTACTATAATATTCGCTTTGACAAAAAAATTAAGGAAAATGATTATAGATGAGTTAAAGTTATATGATTCTAATATTGAAAACTTTATATCTAAATATGGAAATATGAAAAATATCATATTAATTTTTAACAACGATACTATTTCTATACCTATTATATCGCAGCTCAATAAATACGATAAACTTTTTCAAAAAATTGGCGGTCAATTGCAGTATTTTCATATTAAGCAACTTATGTTTAACCCAACAAAGCATGAATATGTGCCAAAACATATTAAATTAAGCGAAGAAAATGCTTTGAAAGAAAAAGAAGAACTTAAAATGAAAATTAAAGATATTGAAGAAATCATTAAGAGTAAAAAAAAAGATATTGAAGAATTCGGTAATAAAAAAAATAAAATCAAAGATAAGGAAAATTTAGAAAATGATATTATTAAACTTGAAAAAAATATTGAAGAATTAAACGTGAAAATCAGCGAAATTAAATTTGAAATAACCGATTTTATGAGGGAATATATGATTAAAAGCAAAATATATATGCCTATAATATTACATAGCGATCCTATAGCTAAATGGCTTGGTTTAAAGCAAGGAGATATTGTTAAAATTATAAGATATAATGAAAATAGCGGTATTTCATTTTACTATAGAACTTGTTTTTAAATAAATATATATATAAATATAGAAGATATTATAAACAATTAATCTAATGGCGACAAAAATTACTACTAACCAAAATCCAAATTATTTATCACTTATAGCAAGATGCAATAATATAAAAAGCTTATTCGAGAAAAATACTAGAGGTACATATTATGAATTCGCTGATCTATTTTTTAATATAAGTGAGACAGACACTACTAACTCGGTCCCAGAAGGGACGAATTTTGCTAATAATAAAAAATATATATCATACTTATTATATGATGCTATTAAAGGAGAAATTGATAGTATAGAATACGATAAAACTACAAATTATTTAAAAGCATCATCTAATACTAAGCCATTATATTTTATTAAAAGTGATAATCTTG